ACTTCAGCCGTGTCATTCGATGGCGACAGCGATTACGTTCAGTTACCTGTCGGCTCATTAGATTTGGGAAGTTCAGACTTCACTATAGAGGCTTGGATTTATCAAGACACAAATGCTGGATCAGGTGGTAGCAGTCACACTATTTATTCTGATTGGTTGAATACGAACAATGACAAATCTAGTATACTGAGAGTGACTGACAGTTCGGGCCAAAAGGTCCAATTTCTTTATTCTACGGATGGCAGTGCAAACACTATATATACTTCCACTGCAACTATCTCTAACTCTACTTGGACACACGTAGCCGTCTGTAAAGATAGTACGAGCCTACGGTTTTATAAGGATGGTGCGAGGGAAGTTTGGGCAAGCAGCCCGTCCTTTACACTAAATTCTAATAGCGGAGCAGTAGGACCAATAATTGGCGCTACTTTTGAAGCACAGGGTGGTAACTTTTATCAAACTTACTTTGATGGCTATATCCAAGACCTTAGAGTTACAAAAGGTAAAGCTCGCTACACCGCCGCTGACGAAAGCAGTAACATTCCATCCACACCATTGAAAGGCTAACTAAATGTTAGGGTTTCATCCATTAGCCGCCGCTCCGTTTGCTGACGTAGGGCTTAATGCTTACAAGATGGATGCGGCCTATGGTAGCTTTACCCTATCTGGGCAAGACATATTTCAACAAATAAATTTTGAAACAGGCTCTTTTGCATTAACGGGTCAAGACGTTGGCATTACTAAGAGTTTAAACATTGCAGCAGACAATGGTAGCTTTACACTATCAGGCCAAGCAACAGATGTATTTATACAATACGACAGCGCCTTAAATAATGGTAGTTATACATTAACAGGGCAAATCTCTGAGTTTATATTAGATCTAATTGTAGGTGCAGATCAAGGCTCCTTTACACTCTCTGGTCAAGACACTGAACTTACTAAAGCATTAAATATTAGTGTAGGTACAGGTACATTTACCTTAACTGGACAAGATGTCGGCGTAAATGTATTTAATATTATTGATGCAAATGTAGGTACGTTTACACTTACAGGTCAAGATATTAATGTAAATGCATTTAACCTCATTGCAGGTACAGGTACATTTACTCTTACAGGCCAAGACGCCAGTATAAATGTATTTAACCTTGTTGCAGGTACAGGCTCTTTTGCTCTAACGGGTCAAGATGTTACCTTAAACAAAGCTATAGAGGTTAGTGCAAATGTAGGCACGTTTAGTCTCACAGGTCGAGACGTTGAGTTTAATGAAGGTATAGATGCAGCATTAGCATCTGGCTCCTTTAGCTTAACAGGTCAAGATGCTGGCTTTATATTAGGTCAAGGAATAAACCTAGACCAAGGTAGCTTCACCCTAACAGGTCAAGACGTTACATTAAGTAAAGTCCTTGTTTTAGATTCTCAGCAAGGAAGCTTTAGCCTTACAGGTCAAGACGTTGACTTTGCTAAAGACTTAAATGTTACTGCTGATTCAGCATCATTTACCCTTACAGGACAAGATATTAATGAGGGTATAAGTGAGGTCTTTGAAAGAGGTACGTTTGCCCTTACTGGTCAAGATGTATCCCTCAATAAGGCTTTATTTGTAGCAGCAGACTTTGCTGGCTTTAGCCTTACAGGTCAAGACACTACTTTAACAAAAGCATTAACTCTAGATCTTAATGTAGGTACTTTTACTTTAACAGGTAAAGATACCTTTGATGCACCAACCTTACGTGCAGAACAAAGTACAATAAGTCTTACAGGTCAAGACGTTGACTTTGCTGTCAATAAAACTATAGAAGCAAATGTAGGGTCTTATAGTTTAACAGGGCAAGACGTAAACATTACAACGTTTATACCTGTTATTGATAGTGCTGCTGGTAGCTTTACTCTAACAGGTCAAGATGTAGCCCTAAATATTTCGGTAGTTATGGCTGCGTCTAATGGTAGCTTTACACTATCAGGCCAAGATGCTACACTAAATATTGGTAGAAATATCGTAGCTAATAATGGTAGCTACAGTCTATCTGGACAGAACATAAACAGTAACCTTTCTAAGGTACATGGCTCTGGTCTGTTTACGCTAACAGGACAAGATGTAAGCCTAGAAAAAGCTGTTAGTATCCAGTCAGGTACAGGCTCCTTTACATTTAGCGGTCAGAGTATAGGTATTGGTACATCTACACCAATTACTATTAATGGCTTGACAGCTAATACAAATAATGTTATAGTAACTGGTAGCATAGTTCAATTTGATGCTACCTATTCACCATCAAGAGTAATATACATTGCTCCACAAGACAACAATACAACAGTGTATATACAACCAGAATCATACACAGTATATATTGCCCCAATGAATATTGAACCATCAACTGTTTATATAGCAGCGTAAGGAATAATTATGTCATACAAATGGCCCGATAAAGATAAGGATGAGGTAGTGGACTACAGCGTAGACTGGTCCCGCTTCTTAGGTACGGACGGTATTTCTGCTGTTACGTGGAGTATTATTGATGAGAATGGTGATAAAGAAGTAGTTTCAAATACTGAAATAGTAAACGGACTACAATTTTTGCAGGGTACTATCTCAGGTCAAGTAGCAACTGCTAGGTTTGGATTAGGTACAAACAATGTCCGTTATACTGTAAGCTGTAAGATTACTACAAGTGCTGGCCTTGCTTATGAACGTTCTATCTTTTTACGTATTAGGGAGAAGTAAGAATGGCTTATGATTATATAGGTTTAGTAAATGATGTCAACCGTAGATTAAATGAAGTAGAACTTACTAGCGCAAACTTTACTACGACTACTGGTTACTATAGCTTTGCTAAAGATGCAGTCAATGCATCCATTAGGCATATCAACTAAGAAGAGTTTGAATGGCCTTGGAACCATGTAGAGGAAACAGAGTTACTTGCTCCTGGTGTGGCTCGCTATAGTATGCCTTTTGACTCTAAGACAGTAAATATGAACACCTTCCGTATTAAACGTAATAGTAGTTTAAATGTAAATACTGTTAAATTAAAAGTTATGTCTTACGAAGAGTACCTTGACAAACATGCAGATTCAGAGTATAACACTAATACAAGTATTAGAACAGTCCCTACCCATGTGGTTAGGACTCCTAGCCGTGAGTATATATTTTACCCTACACCAGACAAAGCGTATGAAGTAGTATATGAATATTATCGTACAACATATGAATTAAAAAATGCAACAGATGTACCTAATCTACCAGATCAATACCGTTATATAATTATTGATGGTGCTATGTACTACGTATATCAGTTCCGTTCTGACATGCAAGCAGCGCAACTATCACTAAATAAGTTTCAACAGGGGATCAAACACTTACGGACTCTTCACATAAATAGAACCGAATACGTTAGAGATACAAGAGTATATTACTAATGGCTACACAGTGGCAAACATTTCCCATTGAATTTAAAGGTGGTCTTATTTCCAACCTAAGCGCTTTGCAGCATGGTACAAATGCTGTAGGTTCTGCTACCTTATTGCAAAACTTTGAAGTTAATAAGGAAGGTGGTTATTCTAAGATACTAGGATACTCAAAGTATAGTTCTACTGAGGTTCCAGGTTCTGGCCCTATCTTAGCACTTAAAGTTATAAGCTCTGCAAGAATAGTTGCCGCACGTAAAAATGCTAGTAACCTAACAGAATATTATTACAGCACTGGGTCATCTTGGACAAGTATGGCTTCTAGTGTGGGTGCTAACGGTGGCAAAGCTAGAAGTGTATTGTATAACTTTGATGGTGATGATAAAGTTATTTTTGTTGATGGTACTAATTATCCTGCAATATACAATACATCAGGTAACTCTGTTACCTTTCTATCAGCCTCAAACAGCACAGCGATAAGTGCCGCACAACATGTAGCTATATTTAAAAACACAGCTTTTTATGCTAAAGATAATGTTATTACTTTTACTGCCCCCTTTACTGTAGATGATTTTAGTGCAGCAAATGGTGCAGGTTCTATAAATGTAGCAAATGATGTTACAGGTTTAGTAGTATTTCGTGATCAACTTATTATCTTTACAGAAGATAGTATCAAAAGATTGACAGGTAGTACCTCAGCAGATTTTACAGTTTCACCTATAACGGATCGCATGGGTTGTATTAATGGAGATACAATTCAAGAAGTGGGTGGGGATATTATGTATCTTGCACCTGATGGTATTAGACTATTAAGTGCTACAGAAAGAATAGGTGACTTTGGTTTAGGTGTAACCTCAGATAAGATATTCAAAGATGTTAGTACCTTTATAAATCAGACATCTAATTTTGCTTCTGTAGTATTAAGAGAAAAGGCACAGTATAGAATATTTGCATATACAGAATCTGAAACTAAAGATACTGCTAAAGGTCTAATAGCAACTAAATTTATATCTCAAGGAGCAGATGGTCTTAACTGGTCTACAACAACAGGAATAAAAGCAAGTATAGCAGATAGTAGGTACACCTCTACTTTAGAGACAGTAGCCTTTGCTAATGAAGATGGCTATATTTATCTCATGGAAAGGGGTTCAACTTTTGATGGTTCTATTATTAAGGCAATTTATGAATCTCCGTTTATGCCAATAACTGATCCACAGGTACGTAAAACTTTTTATAAACTTACTTTATATGTAGAACCCTCTGCTAGTATGGACTTAACATTAAATATAAAATATGACTTTGATTCATCTACAGATACTAAAGTAGTACAACCTTCAACACAACAAATAACAGGAACGGGTTCTTCTGTATTTTTCTTTGGCGCATCTAATTCTATATTTAATACAGCCACATTTGGCGGTGAGTTAGATAAAGTATATAATACTAACATAATAGGATCAGGTAAGACAATATCTTTAAGAATAGAAGACGCTACAACAAACCCAACTTTTACACTTGACACTGCTTTATTAGAGTTCAGTCAAGAAGATAGACAGTAAGGAAACAACATGGCAGGTTACACCAGACAGGATACGGCGAACAACATTGCCAATGGTAACGTTATTGACGCAGATGATTTTGACGCAGAATATAATGCATTAGAGGGTGCCTTTAATGCTTCAACGGGTCACAGGCATGATGGCACTGCAGGTGAGGGTGCTCCTATTACTAAGGTTGGACCTAGCCAAGACCTTGTTGTATCCGCTACAGACGTACAGCCTAAAACAACTAACACCCTTGATCTAGGTACATCTAGCGTACAGTTCAAGGACGGCTTTTTTGATGGTACTTTAAATGCTGATGCGATTATTATAGGTGAGAATGGCTATTTAAGCTTAGCAGATAACGAGATTGATGTATCTACAGGTGATCTAACTTTAGATATTGCAGGTAATCTAATTGTTGATGCTGAAGGTGACATTACTCTTGATGCTAACGGTGGTGACATTCTCCTTAAAGATGGTGGTACTACTTTTGGTGGTATATCAAATTCATCAGGGCAGACAGTAATTAAATCAGGGTCTACCCCTACTACTGCTATTACGCTCTCAGGTGCAAATGCTACACTTGCAGGTAATGCTACTGTGTCGGGTACGTTAGATGTAACAGGGGCAGTTAATTTTAACAACACCACAGCAAGTACATCTAATACTACAGGTGCTGTTATTGTTGATGGCGGTATGGGTGTGGCTGGTGCTGTAAACATTGGTGGTGATGTAGACATAGATGGCAACCTTACTGTAACTGGATCTAGTAAGAACATCACAGGTAATTTGATCGGTGACGTGAAGAGCACAGACGGTACTAGTGTGCTTGATAGTGGTACTGATGGAACAGATGCAAGCTTTACAGGGTCTGTATCAGGCAATGCTACTACAGCTAGTGCATGGCAGACAGGCCGTGATTTTGCTTTAACAGGAGATGTTGCTGGTTCTGTAACAGGTGTAGACGGTTCTGGTAATGTATCAATAGCAACTACAATACAGGCAAACTCTGTTGCGCTGGGTACAGATACAACAGGTAATTACGTAAGTAGCTTGGTTGCTGGTACAGGCGTTACTCTTACTAATAACTCAGGAGAAAGCGCTACACCTACTATTGCCATTGGTCAGGCTGTGGCTACAAACTCAGACGTAACCTTTAACAACATTACTGCTTCTGGTAATCTTACAGTAAATGGCACGACTACTACAGTTAATACTACCAACACCACTGTATCAGATAGCCTTATTGAGCTAGGTAATGGTACTACAGGTGCACCTGCTAATGATGCTGGTATTGTTATTGAACGTGGTGACAGTGATAATGCCTTTATTGGTTGGGATGAAAGCGCAGACAAGTTTAAAGTAGGTACAGGTACATTTACGGGTGCATCTACAGGTGATCTTACTATTACTAAAGGTACACTTGTAGCTGATTTAGAAGGTGACGTAACTGGTGATGTAACGGGTACTGTATCTGATATTTCTAATCACGACACAGATAGTTTAAGTGAGGGTAGCACTAACCAATACTTTACTACCGCTAGAGCAAGGTCATCTGTTTCTGCAGGTAATGGTATTAGCTACAATAGTTCAACAGGTGTAATATCCGCAAATGCTTCTGATAGTATAGGGACTACAGACTTAGAAGTATCCTCTAGTATTAAGCTGACTGAAGGTGCATCTGATTGGGTTTTTGAAGTAGACGCAAGTAACAATCTTGTAATTAAGTATGGAACAACCACAGTATTAAAACTAACTACTGCAGGAGCACTGACAGTAAAAGACGATGTAACAGCATTTGGTACTTTATAATGACACTTCCTAGTAGTGGTAGCCCCATCAGCTTTTCTCAAATTCAATCCGAGTTCGGCGGCTCTAGCCCTATTAGTTTCAGCGAATATCTGAGAAATGGTGGTAATGTAAATAATTCTACTGACAACCAGCACATCCCGCTTTACAATGCAGCCAATAAACAGGTAAATGCCTCTGACTTTTTTGGTCTTAACGGTTGGTCTGCTGATCAATACCAGTTAATCACTTCAAGTAACACAAGTTGGACCCCAGCTTATTCAGGCTGGGAAACCGCAACGGTGTACGTCATTGGTGGTGGCGGGTCTGGTGGATCAGTGACGGATGGAGATGCATCAGCGGCTTCTGGTGGTGGGGCTGGTGGAACGGCTATTCGAGCCTACACAAAATTGGTTAGCAGCAATATTACTGTTGGGAGTGGGGGTTCTGCTGTTTCAGGCTACAATAGCGGAAACGATGGCAGTTCAACGTCTTTTACGCCTAGCTCTACAAGTGTCCCAACAAACTCTTTAACTGGCGGCAAGGGCAAAGGCGGCGTTGCGACACACGGTGGTTCCACAAATGCTTTGGCTATCACAAGTAATTCAAGCGGATATGGTTCAAATCTTTCTGGGGGTCAAGGATCAGGTGGTTCAACTAACTATTGGGGATCAGACGCGCACTCAACTAATGGACGAAATAGTTCGCACGTTGGTGGGGCTGGTGGTTCTGTTTCACTGACAAGTCAAGTCGTTCCGAATATTTCTGGCACCCAAACTGACCAAGGTGTTTATGCTTGGACAATTTCCGAAAACTCCACTGCTGCAACGCCGACACAGCCAACGCCCACCAAGCCTTCACATTGGTCTAGCTTTTCTGCACTCACGTCACTTACTTTTCGCGGCGGTGCGGGAACGGGTGGTGAGGGCCAAAATACTGTAGGAGCGGGTGCAAATTATGGTGCAGGAGGTGGGGGAAACTCAAACCTAATCTCTGGCACTTCTTCGGGTGCAGGTGCACAGGGTTGTGTTATAATTATTTACGAGGGTTAATAGTATAATGGATATGGATACTATTTGGAATGTGGGTCTTACTGCCGCCTTAGCTGTAGCTGGGTTTCTAGCTAGGGGTTTATTTATGGAAGTGCAACGATTACAGTTACTGCTTAATAAGACCCGTGAAGAAGTAGCTAAAGAGTATGTTACTAAAACAGAAGTATCATCAAACATTAATAGAATATTAGACAAGATTGATGCATTAGATGCTAAGTTAGATCAAGTCCTTATGGATGGTAGGAAGTAAAAAATGGCTAAACAGTTTTTAGGTTTTACACCAGAACAAGTAGGTAGACTCATACCTGAATTAAAAGATATGCAGGGTGATGAGCAGAGAAAGATTATTGCTGCTAATCCTGCCTACTCACAGCGTATGGGATATGCAACACAACGTGCCATGAATATGATTAATCCAGAACCTACAGGTTTTAATGAAGGTGGTGATGTACAAGCTAAATTGGATCAAGCTAAGCAACGTGTAAGTGATGCTACAATAAAATTGCAATCAGCTAGGGATGCTCAGTCTGCAGATCCTAGTAACGAATCACTAGTAGAGGCAGTAAAAAAAGCAGAGGCAGATCTTAGTAAAGCTAATGAAGCCTTTAACGCAGCTAATGCAGCCTTTAAAACATCAGCGTTAGATACAGGTGCAGAAATGACAGCCTCTATGCAGTCAGGAGATGCTGCTAAAAAGGCTGAGGTAGCAACCATTGATCCTAATGCTGAAGGTACTACTATAGCAGAAGGTACAGGACAAGTATCTGAGACAGCCCCTACTGCAACCACTACTACTGCAGAAACAGCAGCACCAGCTACAGCACCTGTTAAAACAGAGGCACCAGAAGTAGAGGCTAAAACTGTAACTGATGAAGTTCAAAGTACTTTAGATAAACTATCTGCTGCTACAGGTAAGCCTAGTGATGAAGCTTTAGCCGAGGCAGCTACCATGTCTCCTGATGAATTAGCACAGCTAGGTTTAAGTGCAGCACAGATTGCCGAAGCACAAAAGGTTAAAGCCCCTGATGCACGTAAGGTAGAAGCAGGTGAGCTTATTGAAGGCTCTACTGTTGATATGGCAAGAGTGCGTACAGAGACAAACTTTGAGGCAGCTACAGGGCAACCCTCATCTAACGCTACTGTCCAAGGCCAACTGACAGGTCTTATGGAAGACTTTGAAACTGGCAAACCCCCAGCTTGGGCAGCAGGTGCTATGAGGGCTGCAGCCGCACAGATGGCTGCGCGTGGGTTGAGTGCATCTTCTATGGCAGGTCAAGCTATTGTACAGGCTGCTATGGAAAGTGCGCTCCCTATTGCTGTACGAGATTCACAGACTAGTGCTCAATTTGAAATGCAGAACCTGTCTAATAGACAACAGGCTGCTATGTTTGCTGCAGAGAAACGTGCTGAGTTTTTAGGCTTAGAGTTTAACCAAGAGTTTCAAACCCGTGTAGCTAATGCAGCTAAGATTAGTGACATAGATAATATGAACTTTACTGCCGAGCAAACTATTGCACTAGAGAATGCTAGACTTGCTCAGTCTGTAGATATTGCAAACCTCAACTCTGCCAATGCTAAAGTTCTAGCTGATGCTGCAGCTATGACTGCCATTGATACCGCTAACTTAAACAATCGTCAACAAGCACAAGTGCAACAGGCGAATGCTTTCTTACAGATTGACATGAAAAACCTTGACAATGAGCAGCAAACTAGTATATTTAAAACACAGCAAATAACAAATGCAATGCTATCAGATCAAGCTGCACAGAATGCTGCTCAACAGTTTAACGCTACCAATGACATACAAGTTCAGCAATTCTATGATAACCTTACAGCTACCGTACAACTACAGAACAATGAGCAGATTAATGCACAGAATAGATTTAATGCTGGGGAAGCCAATGCTGTAGCTCTACATAATAGTGCTATGCGTGATGCAAGAGAACAGTTTAATGCTCAGAACTCTTTAATCATTGAACAGGCAAATACAAAATGGTTTAGGGATGTAGCTACAACAAACACAGCAGCGACAAACCAAGCTAATCGTGATTTTGCTATGGCACAGAATGAAATGTCTGTATTAGCTTACAATGCTATGATGCAAGAAACAAGGGACTTGATGAGCTATGCATGGCAGACAGCTAATAATGATGCAGACAGAGCAACCCAATTGGCTATCGCAAAAATACAAAGTGATGACGCTAGAGCAGCAGCAAAAGCCAGCAGAACTAATAGCATGTGGGGCGCTCTTGGTAGTGTTGCTGCTGCTATTGCAGTGGGGTAATATAATGGCAGATAAATTTAGATACTCATTTGATTTAACTAAAAAGCTTGAAGAGCAATTACAGCAGGGTATGCTGGCTTCAGGACAGCAAGCTGTAACTAGTTCACTTGGTATGATGTCTGCTGACCCACCTGCCAAGGAATTACAAGAGGCTGAGCAAAGTAAGTATGACCCTTATTCTTTTATACAAGAGTATAAGGACATGTTGTTTGGTATGTTTGGTGGAGAAGAAGAGTATAACAAAGTAGTAGCACAACAAGATGCACAGCTACCTAAAGAACAAGACCCTTTAAAGAAAGTCACAGAACCTTATTTTAAAATTATTGATGTACCTCAGCAACCACCTGTTCAAGTAGAGCAATTAGAACCTGACACTGAAAGCACACAACTGGCTATACGTAAAGCTACAGAGCAAACTCTAGGGATTATGCAGATAGAGGAATACCTTGATAGCATTAAGCAAGAGAAAGCACAACAGGAGCCTGACCAGCAAGGCTTGATGGCTAAGCCTTATGACGAGCTTAGAATGAGAGAAGAAAATGAGCCTTTGGGTGAAGGCTTAGTAATACAAAAAGATAAATCTACAGAATTAGAAGACCCAACACAAGATCTCCTAGAACGTATTGCGATAGGCGAAGGTGCAAAGCCAGAGTTACTTAAATTACAAGATAAACATGGTATAGGTACTACTCAATATGACATGGTTTATGGGTTTGGTGATTATGTAGTACCAAGTAAACCTGTGTCTCAGATGACTATGAAAGAGTTATTTGATTACCAGAAAGATCTAATTAATGCCACAAAAGGTAAAGTACCCGGTACTAAGTATGGCACAAGCGCAGTAGGTAAATACCAACTTGTAAAAACATCTTTATTTGGTAAAGGCGGTACTGCAGAAAAACCCGGTAAAAACTCTTGGGCTGATAAGCTAGGATTAAAGGCTGATACTGTATTTACACCTGAGATACAAGAAAAGCTGGGTATGCTAGTTTTAAAGGAAGCGGGTTATAACTCTTACATTAGAGGTAAAAAGTCAGAAGAATCTTTCCTTAACGGTATTGCAAGTAAATGGGCTTCCGTTGAAGGTTCCACAGCTAACCAACACATAGCTACTAAAAAATCAGATTTAAGACCTATCCTTGCAGATATAAAGTCTTTAATTACAACTAGAGAAAATACTAATGTAGAAAGCTCCTTACGTCCAAGGTCACGCCC